CACGATCATCCCGCCAAGGCATATATAAACAAGAGACAAATTCCTACACCATATCATGCTAAGCTGTTCTATGCTCCGCGGTTCAAGCAATTCGTTAACAGTGTGATACCAGGAAAGTTTGATACATTAGATAACGATGAACCACGTCTCATTATACCGTTTCTCGATGAGGATAAGAACCTCTTCGGATTTCAAGGACGATCGTTTCGTAAAGATGGCATACGGTATATAACAATAATGATCGACACAAAGAAGTCGAAAGTCTTCGGCTTAGATACCTGTGATCGATCTAAAACACACTACATTCTCGAAGGTCCTATCGACTCGATGTTTGTAGATAACTCTATTGCAATGGCAGGCGGTTCTATTGATTGGGATTTAGTGAATGAAAATAGCGTTTTTGTTTACGATAATGAACCACGCTCGAAAGAAACATGTGCTAAAATTGAGAAGACAATAGATAAAGGATATAAGGTGGTCATATTCCCGGAGACAATCAAATCGAAAGATGTCAACGATATGATTTTATCGTCCGAGACTATGTACATCAATGAGATTTTAAGAGATAATATATCTTCTGGACTTGAAGCAAAGATACATTACACCGCATGGAAAAGGATATGAACCACAACTTGATTTCATCATACGAACATGAAGATCGAATGGCTGAAGTGTTTAAAGATAAGTATCATTATGGTGTACATATGTACGAACGAGAAACAAGGGCATGGGGTTATGGCCGTTGGGTTCTAAAACGTACAGAGCTATTACAAAATCACAATGTGCATTATGCTGAAGATTTAGCAGAAAATTACGTTCAAAAATGGGGTGCATTTAAAGATGGAGATTGATCCTGTAGTTTTTATTACTGTTTCATTGATGTTTATCTCTTATCAAGTGGGTCAAATTATTGGTAAAGCACAAGCATATCACGCGGGATTTTTAGAAGGTGCCAGTAATGGCATAGATAAGATCCTACAAGTATTAAAGACAGAGTACGGTATTATCATGGGTTACGATGATATCGTGGTCGAAGCAGATAATAAGGCAGAATAAATGTTTAGATACAATTGCGTAATTCGCAGGGTGGTCGATGGCGACACTGTGGATGTAGATATCGATCTCGGTTTCGGGATTTGGCAGCATAAAGAAAGAGTTCGTATTCATGGTATTGACACACCAGAATCTCGTACTCGAGATAAAGTAGAAAAGCAATTTGGTTTATTGGCAAAGAAGTTTGTAGAAGGACGTTTGCCAGTAGGATCTAAACAAATACTCGTTACCGAAAAAGCTGGTGACGATGCAAAGGGTAAATTCGGTCGAATTTTGGGGAAGTTCGAAGTATATGATGGCGAGACTGACAGTACCATGTTTTTAGGAGACATTATGATCCGCGAAGGTCATGCAGTTCCTTATTTTGGTTTAAGTAAGGAAGCGATCAAGGAGGCACATCTTGCCAATCGTCAAAAACTGCATGAACGCGGAGTTATCTAATGATTCAGAACATTCAAGTTACGAAGAGAGATGGTGAAAAGGAAGTACTAGATCTCGAAAAGTTTCATCGTGTAGCTGCGTATGCATGTGATGGACTAAACGGAGTATCTGCATCCGAGCTTGAAATCAAAACTCACATTCAGTTTTATAATAACATTAAGACTGTTGATGTGCAAGAAATGTTGATCAAAGCAGCTGCTGATCTGATTACCGAAGAAACACCAAATTATCAATATGTAGCAGGCCGTCTAATCAATTATGGGCTGCGCAAAGAAGTCTATGGTAAGTTTGATCCACCTTCCCTAGTAGAACATATCATCGAGCAAATTTCGTTTGGTCGCTACGACGGTGTGCTCATGAACAAATATAGTCGAGAAGATATTCTCTATCTCGATACGAAGATTGATCACGACCGAGATTTTGCACTGACATATGCTGCGATGGAACAAATGCGCGGTAAGTATCTCGTCAAAGATCGAGTGACTGGTGAAATCTTTGAAACACCTCAAATGGCAATGATGTGTATTGCTATGACACTGTTTGCAGATTACGAAAAGAATAGAATGGACTGGGTTGTGAAGCTGTACAACGCACTCAGTAATTTTGATATTAGTCTGCCTACACCAATTATGGCGGGAGTACGAACGCCTCAACGACAGTTCTCGTCTTGCGTACTTATCGAGACTGATGACTCACTGGATTCTATCAATGCAACAGCAGCCTCGATCGTTAAATATGTTTCACAGAAAGCCGGTATCGGTGTTGGAGCTGGCCGTATACGTGCTCTCGGTTCCGCTGTTCGTAACGGTGATACTTCTCATACTGGCATCATACCTTTTCTTAAGTATTTCCAAAGTGCTGTTAAATCTTGTTCTCAAGGCGGTGTCCGTGGTGGGGCGGCAACTATATATTACCCCATCTGGCACCTCGAAGTAGAAGATTTACTCGTACTCAAAAACAATAAAGGTACCGAAGAGAATCGTGTCCGTAATATGGACTACGGCGTACAATTTAATCAAGTCATGTATGAACGGCTTGTCAAAGGTGAAGACATTACACTCTTCTCACCGCACGAATGTAAAGACATGTACGAAGCATTCTTACTGACACAGATAAGTTCCGCGATTTATATGAGAAGTACGAGCGTAAGACTTCCATTATGAAGCGATCTGTTCCTGCTCGTGATCTCTTCGCTGCTTTTATGCAAGAACGAAAGGACACTGGTCGTATCTACTTGATGAATGTTGATAACGCCAATGACCATGGTGCATTTAAGAAAGAGCTTGCGCCCATTCGTCAGTCGAATCTTTGTTGCGAAATCAATCTACCGACTACACCGCTCAATGATCTGCATGATGAGAATGGTGAGATTAGTCTGTGTACTCTTGCGGCTATTAATTGGGGTAACATTAAGAAACCAAATGATTTTGCATTGCCTTGTGAATTGGCTGTTCGTGCACTTGACGCATTGCTCGACTATCAAGACTATCCTGTCAAGGCCGCTTTCGTGGGCTCTATGAATCGTCGACCTCTTGGTGTTGGCATCATCAACTTTGCTCATTGGCTAGCGAAAAACGATACTAACTATCAAGATCCAAATCTCGAATTGGTACATGAATATGCGGAAGCATGGTCATACTATTTGATTCAAGCATCTGCTGTACTTGCTGCTGAGAAGGGTGCATGTTTAAAGTCTGACGAGACGAAATATCATGACGGTATATTGCCTATTGACACTTATAAGACGACTGTTGATGAGTTAGCAAAACCAAACTACAAGATGGATTGGGATACACTCCGTGATTTGTTAAAGAAAGTCGGCATTCGTAACTCAACGCTGATGGCATTGATGCCTGCTGAGACATCTGCGCAGATTAGTAACAGTACGAATGGTATTGAACCTCCTCGCTCGCTCATCTCTGTGAAGCAGTCAAAGGACGGTGTGCTGAAGCAGGTTGTACCTCAGATTGGCCGACTCAAGAATAAGTATGATTTACTTTGGGATCAAAAGTCACCTGAAGGTTATCTCAAGATTATGGCAGTATTACAGAAGTTTATCGATCAAGGTATTTCAGTGAATACTAGCTACAATCCTCTGCATTATGATGAGGAAAAGATTCCACTGTCATTAATGATGCAACACATGTTGATGTTCTATAAGTATGGTGGCAAGCAACTCTATTATAACAATACTTACGACGGAGCTGGCGAAATCACAGACGAACGTGATCCACCTATGGAAGAACAAGCACCTGTTTGTGATCTCAGTAATCCCGACGACTGTGATGCCTGTAAAATCTAATGGCGTTCTTAGTACATAATCTACCACCAATTCCCGTCATGGTTCGTAAAGAGTATCTCTATGATCTCGAATACGGTCATGGCGAGTTTACGCCCGGTGTTTGGACATCAGTCAAATCGGTGACAGGTAAAGCACTCTACTTTGAAACACTGTTGACAGATTACGGTGCATTGTTCGATAAGCTACCAATCTCTGCATTTGTATGGAAGACAGATCTCGATTATGATCTACCACTCGATACGTTACAATTATGGGACTGCTTCGACTATCATATAACCGTTATCCAGAAACCACTTCTATCAAGCTGTAAGTTTTTCGGCAAAGATAAACAGTTTCATGAAGGCGAATATTTGTTTACAATAGATAATTGTCATGCAGATAAAAATATACTCAACGAGAACTTTAGTGAGTTTGATCCCGAGCATAAGTCATTCAACATCATTCAATTGCATAATGGTCAGTTTGCCGCTCAGCCAAACAATCGAATTATTTGGCGTGACTCGAGTCTGACAATTGACGAGCCACTGACACCAGACTTTAAAGTATGTACACAAAACTATCATGTAGAGACTGAACCAAAGTGGAGTGTAGGTCATACAGACGAGTGGAGCTACAAGACAAAAGAAGAAGCTGAACTCGATATAGTAAAAGATGACTATATACAGTTCGAAAAGAAATACAAAGAAGCATTAGAAGATTACACAAGAGTAAGAGAAGATAATGAGCGATACAGACATAGAAAGAAAGTCGCTAAGCGAAGAAGAGATCAGCAATCTAACAGCGACTGAGCTGCATGATATTGCTGAAGCACACGATCAAGTATTTGAATCAGTAACACCCAAAAATACCATTGACTGGTATATTAAATGGGCATCAAGCATAATTATATTAGGAGCCATTTCAGTACGGGCATCAGGCGTACCTGAATTGATTTGGATTGACATGTTATTGTCATGGATTGGCGCATGTGGATGGTTTGTTGTATCCTACATGTGGAGAGACCGAGCATTGATTCTATTGAATGGTGTAATCGGTATCGTCCT